AACAATTCCTACATGGGCTGACGTATTAAACAGAGCTGATCTTGGTATGGAAGTGATGCATGAAAGGAATGCTCATAATTTCCCACTTGATTTAGCAACTAACACACAGGAGTTAATTAAAAATGCCTAAAGGCGTTGGAACCTATGGTTCAAAAGTAGGACGTCCACCTAAGAAAGGGACAAAGAAAAAATAAAGCCACGTCCGTTCATCCTTCGGGACGCATGAAACCTAAGCATGGAACGGGGCTTAGGTACTTGGGGTTATCCAATGACTATCAAAGTTACTTACAAGTATCGTGGCATCGCTTACACAAAATCAAAAACTATTTAATCAATGAAAACTATTGCACTTGCTCTCGCAGCCACCACATTAGCGTCTGCACCTGCAACCGCTGGTGTTTACCTGAATGCTGAATCTAATGATGGGTTTAAAGGAAACACCTACACAGGTAGAACTGTTGACGTACATCTTGGATATGAAGGTTCATTTAAGAAACTTGATTACTACATACAAGGCGGTCCAGCATTCACTGCTGTTGCTGATGTAGATGGTAAAGAATCAGAACTATCTGGAAAGCTTGGAGCTACATGGAATGTATCTGAAAAGCTAGGTGTTTATGGTGAGTTCTCAGGTATCTCTAATGGAGATGAGGATAATAACTATGGCACAAAAATTGGAGCTAAGTATAGTTTCTAATGTCTCATCAATCAAAAGGTAATCCAGCTTATGTGACAACATATCGTCTTCAGACAGACGCACATCACAATAAGCCAGAGGAGCATAAAGAAGAAACTAAACCTAGTGAAAAAGATTAATGAATTATGGGTAGTACTCTTCGGACTGCTATCCTTTTTTATTTTGGTAGAGGGAGCGCATCTCCAATACCATAGGTCAGAGACACCTCAGTGTCGGATCTCTGACTAATTTGGCTTTTAGCCCTGTACGCAGGATACCTATTAGCCGTCATGACGGTGGGATAGACCACAAAACTTCGAATTAAAATTGTGCACGATGATGATTTATACATTCAATACATTTTAAAATATAGATAAATGGCACATCAAAATAGTAACGAGCCTTTAGCTGATTTAACGCGGCCAGGCTCACTCAATGGTGCGTCCGATTCCAGAGCACTTCTACTTAAGCTGTTCTCTGGTGAGATGTTCAAAGGATTCCAGAACAATGCAATAGCAAGGGATCTTGTAATGAAGCGTACACTTAAAAATGGTCGCTCTTTACAGTTCATCTACACAGGTCGCACCAGCGCCGAGTTCCATGTCCCAGGTCAATCAATCCTTGGTAACAGTGACGGCGCACCTCCAGTAGCTGAGAAGACTATCACATGCGATGATCTACTTATCAGTTCAGCTTTCGTATACGAGTTAGACGAAACACTTGCTCACTATGAGCTTCGTGGAGAGATCTCTAAGAAGATTGGTTATGCACTAGCTGAGAAATATGACCGCCTAATCTTCAGAGCTGTGACTCGTGGAGCTAGAGCTAAGTCACCTGTACTGAAATCAGGTTTCGAAGAGCCAGGTGGAACTCAGGTACGTGTTGGTTCTACAGGTACTAACGCATCTGATGCTTATGATGCTGATCTCTTAGTAAATGCCTTCTATGATGCCGCAGCGGCTTTAGATGAGAAGGGTGTTAGTTCTGAAGGTCGTGTAGGTATTCTTAACCCACGTCAGTACTATGAACTAATTCAAAAAACTGGTGACAGTGGTCTAGTTAACAGAGACGCACAAGGTACATCTCGTCAGAAAGGTAATGGAATCGTAGAGATTGCAGGCATTAAGATCTTCAAGTCTATGAACATTCCATTCTTCTCTAACTACGGTACTAAGTATGGAACTGCATCAGCTACAAACCCTGGTGTTGCAGATCCTGGTAACAAAGGTGACTTCGTAGGAGCAGGTGCAGAAGATGCACGTAACAGTGTTACTGGTATCAACAATGACTATGGACAAGCTTCTAACTTTGCTAATTCTTGTGGATTAATATTCCAGAAAGAAGCTGCAGGTGTTGTTGAAGCAATCGGTCCACAGGTTCAAGTAACAAGTGGTGACGTATCCGTAATTTATCAAGGTGATGTAATCCTTGGACGTTTAGCAATGGGTGCAGATTACCTTAATCCTGCAGCTGCTGTTGAGCTATATGCAGGTACTGCTACACCTCCAGCACAGTTCGGTACAGTTCAGACTGCATCAAACAACGCTGGTTATCAGTAAACAATATTTTAGTTACACAATGGGAGGCTTCGGTCTCCCTTTTTTTTATTCATATACACATGGCTATTCCCACAACAGTTGACACCGATACAGAACTATCCGCAGTGAATTCAATACTGGGAGCTATCGGTCAGTCACCAGTAACATCATTAGGTCCAACAGAGACTGGCACTGGTGATACAATTAACTTTGCTAATCCAGAGATAGCATTCATATACAACATACTGACCGAAGTCAATAAAGATGTACAGAATGAAGGTTGGATATTTAACACCGAATATAATGTAGAGAAACAACCAGAGGCTACAACTAAATATATAACTATCCCTTCTAACGTATTAAGGTATGACTTACATGAAGATAATATCTACAGGAATAAGAACTTAGTAAGAAGGAACGGTAGGCTTTGGGATACTATCAACCAAACCTATGAGTTTGATAATAGTGTACACCTTGATATAACTTGGCTTTGGCCGTACACAGATCTACCCAGTGCATTCAAAAGATACATAATTTCAAGAGCTTCAGTTAGAGCAGCAACTCAATTAGTAAGTAACCCACAACTTGTACAACTACTACAACAACAAGAGGCATTAACAAGAGCTACTTGTATGGAGTATGAGTGTCTACAAGGAGATCATTCGTATATGGGATTCCCTGATAAGAGTAGCTATAGAACTTATCAACCATATACAGCACTGCAAAGATGACGAGTATTACACAACAGATACCTAATTATGTAGGAGGTATATCACAACAGCCTGATGAATTAAAAGTACCTGGACAAGTTAGAACAGCTAAAAATGTATTACCTGATGTAACTCATGGTCTATTAAAGAGACCTGGAGGTAGGTTGATTGGTAGTGCTTTGTCTGCTTATACAACATCAAGTAAGTGGTTCCATTACTACAGAGATGAGAACGAACAATACATAGGTCAGATCCAGTTAAGCACTGGTGAGATCAAGATGTGGAAGTGTGATACAGGAGCTGCTTGTACGGTTAATTATGAATCAGGTCAAGCAACAGCATTAAAAAATTACCTTAAACAAACTAATAGTGGTGGTACTATTACCGATGCAGATATACAAACTCTTACTCTTAACGACTACACCTATCTAACCAATAGAAATAAGACTGCTGCAATGTTGGACAATGCTTCAACAGTTAATCCAGTCAGACCACCAGAGGCATATATAGAATTAAAGAAGGTTGCTTATGCTAATCAGTATTCAGTTAACTTATTTGATAACACAACTTTATCTACAGTCACTACAGCTACACGTATTAAAGTTGAACTAGAGAAATCAAGTAATAACTATTGTAATAACAGTACGGCTAATGATGGCAATGGTAATCCCTTGAATGGGACCATGGGTACATACGCTGAACGAATAACTAACTCTTTCACTACAAGATGTAGCTCTAATGCTGGTGATAATAGAGATGCTTATGCTCCTAATGTAGGCACTAGAATATTTAGTATTGATGATGGTGAAAGCTTAACAGATCGTGGTCCATGGAATCCTTCAACGGATCATACCTATACAATTGATGTTAAAGATTCAGGAGGTAACTCGGTAAATAGAGGTAAGAACTTATATTTCCGTATAACTACAACTGGTCAATCAGTACCTTTCACATCAGGTTCAGATACTACATACCAAGCAAGATACACCACAACAAATGATCTTTTATATGGTGGAGAAGGCTGGTTAAAGGGTGATTACTTTTATGTATGGATGAAGAATGCCTACTATAAGGTAACGATAGAAGAGATAAGTACTTCAAAGGTTCAAGCTAACCTTGGATTAATCAGACCCGAACCTACTTCATTTGATACTAAAACTACAGTTACTGCTGAAAGTATTCTTGGTTCTATTAGAGAAGGCATAGTAGCTACAAGTAATTTCACAGAT